AACCTTTAAGGCTTTCACTTGCCTGTTCGAAAGCTGTAATTCCAAGTCCTTCCATAGCAGACTGCAGTTTCACGACATCGTGCTGCAGATTATCCATTTTTATTTCTGCCATTTCTTTGGCTGCACCATCGCTGTTATAAATGGCGTTTGTTAACTTGTCAAAATCCTCTGGTGCCGCACTCACGATTGAAAGCAGACCTGACATACCCTCTTTTCCAGCTAATGTAGCAGCATATTTGGCCTTTAACGCTCCCTCTGCTCCATAAGCCTTTTCCGTTAAATCTGCTAATGCTTCATTATACTTCTTTTCTGTCAGCTCTCCATTGGCATACTTTTCGTCAAGTTTTGCAAGATTCTCTTGGAACTGATCCATTGGCATTTTACATTGTCCAAATGCACCTCGCAAATCCGTTACAATGTCCATCAGAGACTTCATAGAGCCATCACCATTCTGCAAGGATATGCCCAAATAATCCATTGCGTCACTGATATCATCTGTTGGCTTGGCAAGATTTGTCAGGATAGTTCGGAGGCTGCTACCAGCCATACTGCTTTTCAACCCTGACGACGCCATGAGTCCGAGGGCAATGGCTGTATCTTCTACGCTGTATCCTAACGATCCAGCTACGGGAGCCGCATATTTAAAAGATTCGCCCAGCATAGCAACGTTGGTGTTAGAATTTGCCGAAGCTGCTGCCAGAACATCAGCAAAATGTGAAGCGTTGGAGATTTCTTTTGTAAAACCATCTTTGATAATTTTGGTGGTGCCATCCGCCGATAAACCGAAAGCTGTCATAGCATCTGTTACGATGTCGGAAACGCCAGCCAAATCTTCTCCCGATGCAGCGGCCAGATCCATTACGCCTTCGATTCCATTTAACATATCCGCAGTTTTCCATCCGGCCATCGCCATATACTCCATTGCATTAGCCGCTTCTGTAGCTGTATATTTCGTGCTTGCGCCCATTTCTTTAGCTTTTTTAGACAAACTCTCAAAATTTGTTCCTGTAGCTCCAGAAATGGCCGCCACGGAAGACATCGCATTTTCAAAGCTCATACCTGCGCTTACTGCACTTGTTGTCACACTTTTAAGTGCGCTCCCGACAGCTGTAACTGCCTTACCTCCAATCGCCGCCATTGCGCCGAATCCAAGTCCGCTGGATATGGTACCGCGCAGCCGTTCTGCTGTATCGCTACACGATTTCATCGTCGAAGAGAAATTGTTATCTACCGCCGATAAAACTGCTTTCACACTATAAGACTCTGCCGTTTTCACCATCTCCTTTCCGAATCAGTTTTGAAATTCCAGTAAAGCGAGGGTCTGTCCTTTTTGCTCTGTGTTTTTTCAAATTTTCAAGTTCCCGTTCATAATCGAAGAATTTCCGGAACTTTTTATAGACCGGAACCGTCTTTTTACCGGCTTTACGCTCTGCACGCACAGCGAAATCAAGATACGCCTGCCTGTGCGCTGCGAAATTTTGATCAAACATTTTCAATCCCAGAGCCTCCATCATGACGTTATACTGAGCTACCGTCAGCTGATCCACTTGTTCGAATGATGTAAAATTGAAGTACCGGAAGCAGTTTACCGCAACATCATGATAAATTTTCTGAAAATCTACTGTTCCTTCTTGCTCTGCGCTTTTTTCTGGAATTCTTCCAGAGTCTTTTTCAGCGTCTCCTGACGTTCCTTCTCCTCCGCCACTGCTTTCTCGATTTCTGCAACCGTCTTCTTCGTAGCATTGGCTGTCTTTAAGAAACCCAGCGTATCCTCGAAAAGTTTATCAATATCCGTTTCTGGGTCATCAATATACCCGTCCAGCTGGTCTCTTGTCACTCTCGGATTCTGCCCATTGTTTGCCGCATCCAGCAGGTCTACAAGGACTTCTATGTCGCCGTCCATGATTTCTGCAACTGCGTATTTCAGACCGATATTCTTTCTAACATCTTTGACTCCGTCAACCGGCATGCTTACCTTCTTGTTCATTTCTCTCATGAATCCCATGCCAAAATTAAACTGATACACCTGTCCATTGATTGTAAGTTCCATATCGTTTTTCTCCTTTACTTTTCAAAAAGAGGACGATTTCTCGCCCTCAACTGTTCTTTTACGCTTCTGTTTTTGTTGTATCCTTAAACACATAGGAAGCAATTTCCTGCTGTTCGGTCGTTACAGTTACGTCACCTTTCTGACCGGTTCCATTGATTCCAAAAGTAAGGGATACTTCCACCATGTCTTCGGCGTTCGAAGTCTTTTCCAGCTCAGTGATATAGCCCTGGAAGTATTTTCCCTTAAATTTATTGGCTCCGGCAGATGCCGGTTCGTCAAGATTGGCTTCCCAGATCTCGATTTTTTCATCATTCACCATGGCGTCTTCAAGGGAATCTAGCAAAGTATCACCTTTTGCAAGGATACTGGTCGCTGTAATCTCAACCTCTGTTTTTCCCGGTGTTCGGATCGAACCATCTTTGGTTTCGGTAGTATCGGCATCTTTGCTTACAGTCCGACCGTTTTCCGTGGTGAATGCCAATGCAGCAGCTGCATTTTTGGCTGCATCCTTTTCAATTCTGTACAGGTATACGATCTTGTTACCGCGTACCGCATCTGCAAATAACTGCAAATTTATTGTATTTCTCATGCTGTTCTCCTAACTGAATAAAAAAGTCACTTCTACGATTCCGTGAAGAAGTGGCTGGTTGGTAGTTGTGTCCGGCAATATTCTCTGATTCAAGTCCTGCACGGACCAGGAGAAGCTGCCGGTATGTTCCAGTTGTCTGCAAATCTGCTTGATCTGCAGAATCATCTGTGAAACTGTGCCTCGCTGCCGCGGATTGTCGTGCCAGACGTGGATTGTCTGGCTTACAATGCCGAACACAGCCGTTTTATTGGCTTTATCGGTTAAATCGCTGTCCGCCAGATAGATAAACGGGTATGGCGTACCTTCCGGCGGTAAAAACGTGTCATACACACTGTCTGGATACTGTTTTTTTAATTCCAGAAGCAACGTACTGAATAATTCCTGCTGTGGGTCCATCGTGTCACCTCGTAAGCTTTTTCAAATCGGATTTGAACTTCTCTTTCTGTGCCGTATAGGAAGGACGCATATACGGCTGTGCGTTCATATAACGGGTTCCATACTCCACATACGCCGCATACTCTGCCGTCGGCTCTACTTCCGCAGTCATGCCGCCGTCTGTAATGTCCAATCCGATGCTACGCTTTAATGTTCCACCCACATATCCAGGTATCCCTGTACTTTGTGGAGTTCCTACCGGTGCATTCTTCTGTGCTTTTTTCTGCAGTTCCGATCCATTTTTTCGTACAACCCGCTTTACATCGCTCATCTGCACGTTTTTCTTCAATTTGACCTGCAGTTTTTCCATTCCTTCCAGCTTGATTTTCGGCATCAGACCACCTCCGATAGTATGAATGTCTGTTTTACACGCAATTTCCGTGTATAGTCCACTTTATAGTTTGTGTTCCCGATCCGGATCCGATCAAACGGCTTCTGATAATGATTCTGGAGCTGCACTGTCACGCTGCCCTGACGGATCCCACCGTATACGATCTGCATGATTTCCGCCCGCGTATCCATCACAGATGCCATTTTCCGCACCTCTGTTACCTGATCGTCGGCATAGTTCCCAGTCGTTGGATCATACTCACCCGGCAGGACTCGCCGGAAGAAAATTGGCGTATCGTATCTCACAAAAACTTCACCTTTCCCTTCCTTGCCTCCCGCTGGCTGTCCAGATAAGACTGAATATCATCCATGTACCCGGCAAAATCATTTTCAGACCAGGAAAGGCTCTCGCCCTCAACACTGTGAGAGGAGAGCCCTTCTGATCCGATTCGGTTGAATCGAATGACTGAAACATCCAATATGATGTATTCCATTTCTTCCGGCGGCTCCAGACCGCCAAGAAGAAATTTCAACCGCTGTTTCGTGGCATTCAGAATCAGCTGTAGCTGCTGTTCTGTCTTTTTATCTGTGTCTTCCAGTCCAAGAAGCAGTTTCAGATCTTCGAGCATCGACTGCCTCCTACTTCTCTGGTTCTTTTACCAGTTCGATCACCGGGGTTCCACGCAGGTTTTTATCCGAAGCAAGCTCTTCCAGACGCTCTTTCGAGACCTTGATTCCCTCGCGTGGGAAAACATCACCCTCTCGGTACTCATGGTCATCGTCATGAAGATCCGTAAAGTATTCAATCACCCTGTACATAGGTTCCTCCTTCTCAGCTCTTCACAGCTACTGTTACATCGCCGGAACGGACTGCTTTATAATTCTGATCACACTCAACCAGCGTGATGTGATGGGTTGCTGTAGATGCGATTTCGGATTCTCCATCCCATTTGCTCCAGTTTTTCACGTCATCGCCGTATTTCACGGCAGTCGCGGATGCCGCATCTTTGTACTTCCAGCAGTTTTTCATAGACATCAGCTGCTCTTTTACGGAGATCTTTGTTTTTCCTGTTTCAGATCCTTCTGCCGCCGTTACGGTCAGTTTTCCAAGAGTCTGTGTATCCGCGCCACCAACGGAGATGTAGGCGATGGCATCCAGGTACTCACAGAATAAGCGCAGACCCATAATAGCGTACAGATCCGAAATTGCTCTCTCGTAGGTACCCTGTGCATGGAAACCGATAAAATGAGTAGTCGGGTCCGTTGTATAGCTGAGGCCAGCTTTTACGAACTCAGAGTCGCCCGGATCGATGTAATATCCGATGATGTTGTTGAGTGGAGTAGCAATGACGACGTTTTCCGGGACTTCAGAGCTTACGAAGACAACATCAGCACCAAGAAATTTCTTCATGTACTCAAAGCCGAACGCTGTCTGCAGGGAGATATCCGCGGCACCGACATGTTTATACACATCCAGTGTATTTACCCATACTGCTACGCCGGTAGCCGTTCTTCTCATCTTTTTGAACTTATCTTTAACCTTTCCGATTGCCATAGCAACCGCCATCTGCCAAGTGCTTTCATGGCCAGTCAGAGAACCTGCTTTCAGCTGTGCGTACAGCTTATCCATGACAACGTTTTGCAGATCGGTTTTGAACTCTTCGTCGGTATCCTGTACTGCGGCATCATATCCCTTTTCCGCGATTGCCTCCAGGGTTACTCCCTTACGATACTTGCTGATTTTAATAGTATCAAACGGAATTTCTTCCACAGCGTACTGGGAATACGGGATCTCTTCGCCCTCTGCGACCTCACCGGACTGCAGATTTCCTGTCACCTTTTTTGTCTTTAAAACGGTGTTGTTATCTTTCTTGATCATTCGGATAATGCCCAGGACGTCAAGCAGCGCCTGAATGTTTTTACCGAAAGATGTTACGAAATCAATCTCGCGGGCTTTTACCTGGACCTGTTCCTGACCTGTCATGTTATCCGGTGCCGCAAATACCTGCAGCCCTAATTTTCCAATTCTATGCATGCTGTTTTCCTCCTACTGAAATAATGCAATATTTTCTGCAATCAGCCGCTGCCGTTCAATTGGGTTGCTGACTGCAAGAATCTGTTCTTTTGTCACAGCGCCTTTTCCGCCGGATCCGCCCTTTGGGGTATTTCCTTTCAGGGCATCTTTTACGGCAGCCTGTACTGCATCCTTGTACATCTTTGTGAAAGCTTCGACTGCCGTCTTGGTATCCTCAGCGCTTTCCGATACCAGATGTGCCAGAAGTTCATCCGGGATGTTGATTTCTTCATCTGCCAGCATCTTTCTGGCCGTCTTTGACATTTCCGAGAGCGAATTCTGCCGTTTCAGATCTGCCAGTTCCTTTTCCAACTTCCGGTTTTTATACTCCGCTTTCTCTTCCTTTGTCATCTTCGCCAGCTTTTCCGCCTCTGAAAGCTTATCATCAGTCAGTGCCTGCCACTTTTCCTGCGCTTTGGTCACTGCTGTATTTACCGCTTTCTGCACTCTGAGGTCGAACTCCGCGCGATTCTCTGCCTGCCCAAGAAAATCGTCAAATGACATCTCATTTCCGCCATTTCCAGAACCTGCTCCGGCTCCGTCCTCGTTTCCGTCTCCGGCTCCGCTGCCGTCTCCTTCGCCTTCTGCAAATAACTGCAGGTTCATCATTGGGATTCTCCAACGATAATGGTTGTTTTTGTACTTCATTATTTTTTTGTCCTTTCTGCCCCGTCCCGTTCTGTAATAGCCCCGTGCCGTTGCTCCGGAATCATAGTTTAACGACATTTCGGTCACATCAGTTACATGATCCGGACATGTTCCGGAAATTCATCGGTCATAAGACAGATGCCGACAAAAAAGGAATCCACCAGCGTTTTTGCTTTCTCTGATAGATTCCCATACTGTATATCGACCAATCCGGGCGATACTTCGTATTCTATTTCGTCCCTTGTCAGATCCTTGATCGAGCGGATCAGTGTCCGCACAAGGCTGGAAACACCTGCGCAGACGATGTCCTGCCCGTGCGGTGCGTACATTGCATGACCGGACACCTTAATTTCGTTTTTACGAACGCGCACCTCAATCATTCTCTGATCCTCTCTTTCTTAACAAATGGGCATAAAAATACCACCGGCCTCTCAACTGGTGGTTAATTATACAAATGGAACCATTTCTTTTACGTCTTTCAATGTCCTTTTTGCCTTTTCGATCAATGAATTCTCAAACAGATATGAAATACCTTTGGGCGTGATAATAGCATCCGGCAGATCGCCTAAAAGGACGCCACCTTTCGTATGATTGACGACAATGCCTTTTACATACTCTTCCGTAATCAGGCTTAACATGATATACTGCCAGTAATTCTCAGGAATATTATAAGCCGATGCTGTAAAGTAACACGCTTCTGGTTTTTCACCCTTTTTCAAGCATTCATACAGATATTTCAGTACCTGGTATACAATCACGAAATAATCATTTTGTGCCATTTGCACCGTCTCCTTATCATCAGTTGATAATTAACTGATTCTTGCAAGAATCGCAGTAAAAAGTATTGGTTTTTTCGCGGTCGCCAACAGGAATCATAATTCCTTTTTTACATTTCTTGCACAAAACTTTTTCGCCTTTTCTCAAGAGCTTTACTCTCTCATGAGGCGGAATATTCAGAGTATTCGTCATAAACAATCACTCCCATTTCAGATTCGGATATCTATCATTTATATGATTAATTATATCCTGGAGCACTTTCTCTGTCAATTCAATGTTTTGATGCCTGTACTCGTTCACATAGCATTGCAGTTCTTGACTTTTGGTATTTGGCTTGTTGATTTTGGCATGCGTGGCCTCGTGAATCACCGTAATAGCCGTTTCACGAACCGTTTTGGTATTATCAGCATAAATGTTGATTTCTCCATCTTCGAAAAGTCCGTCCAGTCCTTCATCAACATCAACTCCGTACCATACCTTTATTTGAATATCATTTTCCTGAAGATATTCCAACATTTCCGTTCCGATGCTGGACTTTTTCATTTCTTTCATGATATTTCGAGGTTTGATAACGTCTCGCCCCTTTGATCTGCCATCCAATGTTTGGAATATTCCTTCGTTGTCTTTATATCTTGCCTTTCTGTTTTTCGATGCTTCCCATTCTTCTGTGGTACCACCCTGCTCCAGAAAGTCCAACCATTTCTCATATTCTGCACTGTCTTCATAGGCTGCCGTGGAGCAGTGACACCGCGGATGCATCGGCGGCGCGTTCGTCCCCGGCATCATGTCCTGAACTTTGAAATGCCTGCCATCCAACGCCTGGCACCGTTCGCAGACATCTGCATTCCCGCAGGCAACGTATGTATACTCCTCGAATCCGTTTCGAAGGTAGGACTGTTTCTGCGCTTCTGTCTGGACTCTGGCAAGCTCCGTGACCATGAGCCGCTCTGCATCCTCCCTGCTTGCGCCGAAGCGTTTCTGCAGGTGCACCGCAAGCTCCCGCGGGTTCTTGCCCTGGATTAGCCCTGTTTTCAGCAGCTTGTCCAGCTCTGCTTTCAGCATATCCTGATACATCCAGATTCGATCGGAATAAGTGGCGTTATGGAATGACGCATCGACAATTGCCCGCGCCATTTTCCCATTTTCCTGCACGGAATTGCCAAGAATACCCGCCTGTCTGCGAAACTCTTCTATTGTCTGCTGTGTCAGCGTCCGATCGAAATATTTCTGCAGTTCATCGAATCCGGATACCATTTCCAGCCCAATATTGGCTTTCAGCAGTTCCAGACGGTTGATCTTCATGGTTGCATTGTACAGCCGCATCTCTTCATTCGCCTGGTCGGAAAAATCTTTTTCTTTGACGTATTTCGCCGCTTTCCTGCCATACTCTTCGATATCGAGCTTGGAAACCCTTCTCTTTGCTTCTGCCAGCGAAATCTTCTCAGCATTGGCGTATTTTGCGTAAAATCCATCGATTTCCTTCTGAATCTGATCCGCCATATACGCATAGGTCTTCCGGATCTCTTCTGCATAGGTCTGCTCAGACATCTTATTCTTCTTGGCATGTTCCGTCTCACGTTTCTGCCAGTATTCCTTACTCGTCATCCTGTCCACCGCCGCCAAACATCTGCTTCATCACTGGATCCGCTCTCACCTTATCCTGGTCTGCATCGATTTTCTCGATTTCATTCTGCACATTATCCACGATTGACAGCACGCCGAGCTGTGTTTCCTGGCTGACAACGCCTTCCAGATTCTTCGCGATCTCTGCCTCTTCCTGCAGGTTTGCCGGGAAATTTGGTGTAAAATGTGGATGGATCTTCACCCAGTCATCTTTTTTCATTCCTGAGACCGGATTTGAAAAAATCAGACGATACCTCCGGTTCATACCGCTGGTAAATTTCCGCTCTTTCGTTTTTTCCAAGTTACTCATTGCCTGCAGCTTATATTTCATGGCGATGCCGGAACTGGTGCCAAAATTCTCATCCGAGATATTGGCCACCATGCTGATATGGAAAATGAGCTTTTCCAGACGATCGATCAGATGCTCCTGCGTGGTATCACCATCCGGTTTCTGAAGAAATTCGACAATCAACCGTTCGGTGTCCCCGTCGAAATTAATGATTCTGTCATCCCGGATATGCGCCACATCGTCTTCTTCCAGCTTGGAACCAAGAACCTTGAGATAGGCATCCGCGAAATAGTCAACATCATTGGCTTTCTCGCTGATCGCCTTGTTGTATGCATTAATCATCGTAAGGACCGGCTCGAAGATTCCCATACGCTCCTTGTTTTCTACGTACTCCGATGCCGGAACGCCGTCGAAGCCGTGTATCTTCTCGTCTGCATCCCAGAGCAATTTTCCTTTGATTGTAAACCAGCGGACCTTCGTCTCGTCCGATACGCTTCCATGAAGGATCTGATTCGAATCGTAATACAGCCGCACGAAATATCGTTCCCTTTCCAGCACGGAATCATCGTAGATCATGAATGCATCCAGCGGGCTCAGGTATGTAATACCGATATTCCCATTCTCATCCACATAATACATTTCATAACCCTTGCCAAAGATACTGCAGATTTTGGACAGTTCAGCATTGTTATCGTCCTGATCGTTGTACTGATCCAGGAACTCAACATATTTCTCAACCACTTCGTTTCCACCATCAACCAGTAGCTTAATTGGATGCCCGATGAAGAAACCATTCATCGTATCCACGATATATTTTGCAAAATTGACCATGATTCGGTTGTCCGGCTTCCACTTGGGCTTTAACGGCTCATGCAGGATCGGGTAATCCGTCTCGTAGGCCTCCTGCAGCCTGCTGTATCTAAATGCGCACTCTCCGGAATGCCGCATGATAAATTCGTTCAATTTGGCATCTGTCAGCGTCTCTTCCGACGGCAGCCTATACAAATTCGTTTGCACTTCTATATCCCTCCTTTCACCTTTCTGTTCAGCCGTGGTTTCGCCTTGCGTTCTTCCTCAATGGAGTACCGAAGCATCGCCATGGCATCATCAAAAAATGGAACTGGCTCTTCGAGATAAGTGTTGGTACGCTCATCCTTCTTCCACTTCCATTGCTGAATTTCTTTTATTGTATTGACGCAGGACGGGTAAATATGGATTCTGTGCTGTTTCAGGTAATCTATCTGGGCATGCACGCTGTTCGGCTCCTTCTGCACGCCTTTTGCGCGGTATCCCGCCTTCTGCCACATCTTGATACGGTCCGGCTCCGCAGAATCGCACCACATGCGCAGGCGCTTGTTGAACTGCCCCTCCGCCAGCCGGATGATCTCGTCCGTGTCCATCTCATACACGTACAGTTCCCGGCATAGATACAGATCACCATCCTTAAAGCCAACCTCACCGATGCAATTGGCGTGATTGAATCCGAAATCCTGTGCATTGACCATGTAATCGAATCGTTCCGGTGAACAGTCAAATTCTTCGACAACATAGTTTTTGAGGATCAGTCCGGCGACCTCGCCCCATTCCCCCAGGCCATACACCCGATACCCCTCTGGATCCACTTCCTTACGCCGCATCATACGTCTTCGGTAGGCATCATCGATAAAGCGGTTCTGCTCGTAGGTTGACTGATGTGTCAGAACATCCGGATCTGACCGGTCAAAGAACACACGCTTAATCCAGTGGTACGCCGATACCGGGTTGAACGTCATCCGGATCTGATAGAACTGTCCATCCGGCAGTTCACCACGGAGACGGTCATCAATGATCTCGAAGTCCGCCTGCGTAATTTCCGTGGCTTCTTCGATCCAGACATCCGTCAGCTTGCCACGTTTGAATGTAATGGATTTCAGTTTTTCACGCTGCTTTTCATCGTTGACGCCTCGGAAAATGATCTGATTGCGGTTGATTTTACACTCCACAATCATGTTGGAGCTGTTAATATGCCAATATTTCTTGTACTGCTCCCCAAACATGCGAAAAATAGCACCTTGCAATTCTGCAAAAGTGCTATCCCTGTTGGTCACGTCCGCCTTTCGAACGCATAGAAGATTTCTTCCCGGATCCTGCATCAGCCGCAGGATATAATTCTGCGCCGTATCAACACTCTTTCCTGATCCAGCAGAGCCTTTCATAACGATATATCTTTTCCGGGAACGGTCAACTTCTTTGAAGCCCGGATTCATCTGGACGTTTATATTCATCCGGAATCGTCCTCCCCGTAGTCAATCGTGATGTTGAGATCCATATCGGTTGCCACATCAACTTTCTCTGTATACAGTCCGTATCGCTTGCCGAGAAGCTCCGCAGCCTTTAAGCGCTCTTTCTCAGACGGTGCCTTTTCGATGGTTCGTGCCTCGGAGCAGCCGTCGCCGGTTCCTTCAACTACAATTTCTGTGGAACTGCTTTTTCCGCGAAGCACGGAAGTCAGATACTCTATTACTTCCTGGGCGTCCGCCGTCTTCTCGTTGTGGATCTCTTCCATCCGATCAGCTATATATTTTTTAACGTTAACATTAGTTAACAATCTGCTTGCCGCCGCTTTAGCTACTTCATCACTTTTCACGCCTTTATACACTGCTTTATATGCCCGAGTGGCGTTCAAATCACTCAAATATTCATCGCAAAACTTTTTCTGTTTTTCCGTCACTCAAGCTCACCTCATTTCTGCACGCAAAAATTCCCCGCATCTCTGCGAGGAATCCTTGTATAAGAGTAACAAATCGGAGAATCTCCATCCACTGGAGAGTCGGAACATCACGAGTCGAACGTGAATCCGGGGAGCGGCCCCGTCCATCTGCCGTTGATGGTATGTTCCGATAGGTGCAGAGATCTGCCTGCCACTGCACCATGACATCATTTGAACGTGTACACCGCCCAGGCTGATGCCTGCCCCAATCAGCGGCCAGGCTGTGACACCTTGCCGCCGAAGCTCTATCAAAACACATCGAAAGGAGGCCTTGAATAAAATGCCGTTTCCCTCATCCATTCTTTGGCTCTTACACTATATCACAGGTGCAATAAGCAAAAAAAGGAACTCTTTTCTAAAGCCTAAAATGTACCAGTGCTTTTCCATGAATTTTCGTTATGTTCCGCAAACTGTACCCCATTCTCTCTGCGATCTGCTCCCACTTCATCCAGCGAATGTACCGCAGCCGCAACACGGTCTTTTCCGTTTCATCCGGCATCTCTTCGATTTTCTGCGTGATTTCTTTTCTCAGCCGGATCTGCTGCTCCATCTGTGCTTTCAGGTTGTCCATCAGTTCTTCCAGCTGGACTACGTAGGCTGACAGATCCCCGCAGCTGCTCCCGTGCGGCATTCCATCCTGGATCAGTGCCGGAAACATTTTATTCATTCGCAGATCATCAATCTCTTCTCGAATTTCTCGTTCCGCAAGTTCTGCCGCATGGTATCTTCTCAGGTATTCTTTTTTCTTCTCGTTCTCCTCTTTGTGCTGATCCACTGGTATCACCTCCCCACTTGTGTTCTCTTCCGGTTGTCCGGTCTCTCATTTTGATCTCCACCAACTCCAAATGTGACACATTCAGGACTTCTCGCACGGCCTTGACCACACTCCAGATCTGTCTCGGCAGGTGGGTAGCGTTTCGAATTGCCCTGTCTGCAGTCGGATCACGATATCCTTCACCATTCATTGTTTTTCACCTCATCCAAACTCCAGCTGTCCGTCATCGACGAATTTTGTTTTTTTCAAGCTTAACTTATCCCCCTGCTGTTTTAACCGATCGACACGTGCCTGCTGTTTCAGGTTTGCCATATAATTATCGTCTACTTCCGGCGGAATCTTCAAAAAATATTCTTCCGGAAGTGACATTCCAGCTTTTTCACATAACTCTGCAATATCTCTCTTGTAAGAAATAATATGATTTCTCGTCAGATTCATATTGCAGCCATCCGGCCAGAACGGATCATTACAGCCATTTTCGTTTATGTAGTTCCAATGATCGCGTTCGCGGATTATCTGACTACAAAGCAAATCTAACTGCTGTTCCGGTGTATTTTCTTTCATAACATCACCTCTGGACGATCAAATAATTTATACCGTCATTTTTGAACCACATTTCGGGCAATATTTCCACTTTACCTTCGTGTATTCTGCGCTGCATCTACCCGTTTCAACCGCTTCGATACTCTCGACCTGGAATCCGCACTTAGAGCATTCGGCGTGGATGTAATCGTTATGTTCTGCCCTGTTCTTCCACCTTGCGGGATATTCAAAACTCTTTCTCTTCATCGTAAGCGCATACTCTTCATCCAGGAACTCAAGTGTGTACTGACCATCCGCCGGGCATACATCTTCAAATTTTTCTACAAACCACTCGAATACGGCTCTGACAGCCGTCTCTGTCACATCCTCTTTGCCGCCGATCCATTCATCCCCGCGGAGGTTTCCGTAATAGATCCGGCCGGTAACC